GCTGAAGGCGGGTCGGTTAGCGAGGCAATCGCAGACGGCGGTGGCGGAACCGCCTCATCGAGAAGTATCTCCTGAAGTTCAGGCGGTGATTGACACGATGACGCCGGAGCGCAAGGCGAAGTTGCAGGCGATACAGGCGCGGCAGTGGCAGAGGGATGCGTCAGAGGACAAGGCGACGCGAGAAGCGTTGGAGCGGCACGAGGCCCAAAAGAAAGGGATGGAATCGAAGCCGGAGGCCGTTGCCGTTGACTTAGAACCGCCTCCCCCTCCGAAAGCGGTGTTGGTGATGGAAGTTCCGTTCAAGGTTCCTTTTCGGTTAACGGGGAGCCAGTCGGGGCTGATGATTTCGGAGTTAAGCCCGTGTTTGTGCGGGGAGCAGAGGTTGAAGTGGCATCCGGTGTGTTTGAAGGTGAAGGTCAATGGCTGAGGTGGCGATGCGGACGAGGGTGACGGAGTACCTGTTACGGACAAACGGGAAGGGTGAGATTGTGAGTCAGTTAGGGCCTTGTGTGTGTGGGGCGGGAAAACGGGAATGGCATCCGGTGTGTCTAAAAACAGAAGCGGAGAGCGAGACGATGAAATGAACCTGAAAAAATTTGCAGGATTTTGTGGAGCGGTGACAGCCGCTCTATTTTTATGTTCCATGGCGCGGGCCGATCAGAACTTTGTGGATTTTGACGATTACCTGATTGCGGCTCCCGTGATGACGGCGGGGTCGATGGCGAAGGGGAACGGAACGGTTTACAGCGTGACGAATCCGACGACTGGCGTGGTTTCCGTTTCGACACCGACGATCTTCTACAGAGATGATGGGTCGAGTTACATCAGCGTAGAAACCATTGTGAGTTCGGACACGATAGCGTCTCAGACGTTTACGGACGGGCAGGCAGCGACGGCGACATTGACGGTAGCGAGTTATACGGGGTTAAGTACGGCGACGGCGAGCGGGACATTCACGGCGGTGAGCACGACGGTGGCGGTTGGCGTAGCCGGAAGCGGAGTTGTTGTGGTGTCATCGAACGTGAGTGGGACACAGATTGCGATTTTAGGTCCTCCGCCCGGAACTTTGTTATTCATGATTGGCGGCAACGTTGCTCCTGGCAACACATCGACGAACACGGCGGTGAATTTAGCATCCGCCATCAACAATGCTCCATCGTTAGCGGATGGGATCCGTGCGAGTGTGGATTCATCCAGCACGACGGTGACGATTACGTGCGTGTTATCCGGGACATTTTGTAATGCGTACAGCGTAACGAGCACGAGTCCGACGGCGATTTCGACAGCGGCTTTCAGTGGCGGAGTGAATCCCGTGACGGTGACGGTGGGTGGGGCTAACTTTGTGGCGGCGGTGTCTTCGTTGACGGCGAACCAGTTCAATGTGGGAGCCAACACGACGGCGATGGCGACGAACTTGGCGGCACAGATTGCGGCGAGTTCAAACACCATCGGAATCACGGCGGCTTCAGCGGGAACGGTAGTGAGTGCTACGGCTACGGTAGCAGGCGCGGCGGGCAATTCGTTTGCGACGTTAACGAGTAACGCCTTGGCTATTTCTACGGCGGCATTGACGATGAGTGGTGGGCAGAGTAATGCGGTGACGTGCATAAACGGGGCGTGTCTGACGGCGAACAGCAGTTATTATCCGGCGACGAGCAACACCGCAACGGCGGCGGCAATTGTGACGGCGTGGGCAACGCAAGTGGCGAGCCAGACGATCTCGTTAACTTCTGCTGGGGCAATTGTGAGTGCGACTTCGACGGTGGTGGGGACGGCCCCGAATAGTTTCCTGTTGACCGTGACAACGAATGCGATTACGCCGTCGGTGTTAGTGTCATCGAGTGCGACGACTGGAGCTCAGGTGGGTATGTTCAGCGGCGGGACGAGTGCGGCATATACGCTCGTGAACGGGACGGGGACGGTGTTGACGATTCCGAATCACGGATTCAACACGGCGTTGCCTGTGCTGTACAGCACAGGGAGTGCGACGGCGATTACTGGATTGACGTGGGGGACGACATACTACCCCATTTATCTTACGGCGAACACGATTTCTCTAGCATCCAGCACGATTCAGGCGATGCTGGGGAACGCGTTGCCATTGACATCCAGTCAGACCAAGGCGACGGCGGACACGTTTACGTTGGCTCCGTTAGCGATTACGGGAACGCCGAGCTGGCAGTTTGTGGTGTCGGATGACGCGATCAACTGGGTACCGTTTACGACGACGGTGAACAACATCGCGATCAGCAGTGCGACGTATTCGACGTATGTGGCGACGGGGACAGTGAATGTGTACGACTTGAACCACATGGACTACAGTTTCTTCGGAGCGAAGGTGATTCCTCCGACGACTGGGGCGTTGAACTTCGGGATGAAGGTCATCGGGAAGACGCAGTAGGAGGAATAATTTATGAAACCAGAACGAGTGCCGATTAAGGGTCCGATAGGCCGCGATGAAGAAGGGCGCACAGAACCTCCGATGCCGGAACCGCAGGAGCGGTATGAGGCCAACGACGAGCATCCTGACATTTTGGACGGCAACTTCACGCAAGACCCGTTTAGCCTGAAGGCTCCCGAGTCCGATCATACGCCAAACCATGTCAAGGGTCCGAAGTCGGGGAAGACAGAATATGGGAAATTTTCGTCAGGGAGGTTTGGGTTATGATTCAGAAGAAACGCGAAGAGTATCAGAATGTGGAAGGTGCCGGTCGTCCATTTAAGATGAACGCCAGATACCCCATTGAGAAGAACGACGCGGAGCGGCAGACTCCTGTGGTGGTGCATCTGGGCGATTTGAACGGGCAGGAGGGTGGGAAGGGGATGCCGAAGAACTTTCATGCGAAAAGAGGGCGTGTCCTTCTTTCCTACACGAAGTATTGGAGTCCTGAAGAAGCGAAGGCCGAGCAGGAAACTTCTTTCGACGTTGAATGACCACGGCCTCCAACATCATTCCCGTCCGAGAACGACGGAGGATCGCCAAGGGGGTTAAAGAGTTAGCGAAGATGACTCCCGAGGAGAGGGCTCGTCATAAAGCTGAATTGGCGGAGATGGCGGCGGCGGTTGAGCAGGAGTTGGAAGCGTTAAAGGGGCAGGACCCGTTCTGGTTTTACCAGCCGACGCAAAACACTCTTTCTGATCTTCAACGGGCCTTCCTCCGAGAATTCCTCCACCCCGAGGACATTCCCACCCGTCTCGATAGTGCGATGGATGTTCACGCCTGTGAAGCCAATATCATCGGCGTCTCTGGGGGCAACCAGAGTTCAAAGACGACCACCTGTACTATCGAAGATTTGATCAAAGCGACGCGCAAAATTCCCCAGAGTCTTCAGGGGATTTATCCTGAGTCGAAACTCCCGAAGAAGAAATTCAACCGTATCCGCGTGGTCTGTGAAGACTACCAGAACGGGATTTTGAAACACAACTTGCCGAATCTGATGCGCTGGACTCCACGCTCTTACCTTATAGATGGTCGGTGGGAAAAGAGCTGGAGTGCCGAGAAGATGCAATTGACGCTTATTCATCCCGAAGAAAAACAGATTTGCGCTACCATCGAACTCATGACGAATAACGCTGAGGTAGGCACATTCCAGGGGCCGCCCATTGACCGAGTTCGTTATGACGAGGAGCCACGGGAGGATATCTTCGACGAGAACCTCCTGCGATTTGTAACGAGCGATCACTTGGACATTGCGTTCGGGATGACTCCTACGAACGGTCTGTCGTGGGTTTATGATCGGCTCTGGAACAAGGACGCCATACAGGGCACGAACTCTGTGCGATGGTTTCAGCTTTGTAGCATTTCAAATCCCAAGGCGAATTTAGAAACACTCAGAGAAATCTGCAAGAACATCAAGAAATACGATGAATTGAAGATGCGTCTACTCGGGGAATGGATTTCCCTTTCGGGGCTGGTGTATGGAAGTTATTTCAAAAGACGAGTTCATGTTATTGCGCCGGAGAAACTTGGCCTTCATCAAGGTGAGTATCTGGATTGCCATTGTGCTTCCGCTCATTACGGCGATTTATCTGTGGACATTCGAGACCTTCCCCACGCGCCCGATTGTCCTTTCTTGCAGTACGTGGCTTTTCTGGGTCTGGACCCTCACGAAGTTAAAGCGACGGCGGCTGTCGTCGTTGCCGTAGACCGTGACGAGACGGTGTTTGTGGATCGGTGCTACAGGGGTGATAAAACTTTGAAGGATGTGAAACATGATCTTAATCGAATACTCGGATTTTACCGTTATGGTTTCGGGAAATGTGATCCTCACGCCGACTCCGACAGGACAGCTTTCGATAACATCAATGCCTGGAAAATCCTTACCAAAGGTGAGCATCCTATCCCGAACCTTAAAAAAGCTGACGCCTATAAAGGCTCGATTCTCGCAGGGGTCGATATTATACGGCAACTTCTTATCGGGCGAGATTCAGAAACGCCTCGGATTAAGATTATAGACAGGCCGGAGAATCAGGAATTAATCCACAGTTTCCGCACGCTTCAGCGTGATACTTATGCCAACGAGGACACTCGTGGCCCGAAGGATTCGATAGCGGAAGGCAAGCATGACCATCACGCGGCGTTACGGTACATCCTTCAGTCGCCATTGCGGTGGTATCCGTTAGAAGCTCCCGAAAGCAAAGACTTCAGGGCCGCTGAAGAAGCGGTGGAGGCGATGTACGCTTAAATATGTTTCCAATTAATCTTTTTAAGAATCAGATAAATAGCCGTAGTCGAAACTCCAAATTTTCGAGCGATAGAAGCTCCTTGTCCATATTTGTAATTTTCTCGAATCCATTTAATATCAGACTCTGTGAAGCGTTTCGCAAAATGTCCTTTGATGGCGGCATCTTCCATATTAATGCGATGCGTTCCAAGAAACAAATGCAAGGGTTGATTACAGGATGGGTTATCGCAAGTATGGCAGATGTTACCTCCTTTTGGGATTTTTCCATGATGAATTTCATACGAAAAACGATGGGCATAAATCAGTTTGTCGTTGACACGGAATTGGCCATACCCAGCTTTCGATCTAGCATCTTTCCAAAACCAGCATCCGGTTTCGCTTGTTTTTTCGATTCCTTGCCAGAATCTTTCCGTGGGATTTTTGCATCGTTTCTGTTTTCCTTGACATGGATGGCATCGTTTGACATACCAGCACGACAATATAACTCCGCAATCTATACAATGGCTAATTGGATATTTCCTGATTCGTCCTCTTGGCATGGAGTCTCCTTATGAGTGGGGATGTCTCTGTTTCTTTTCCTGCGGATAACGAAATTGAGTACATAGGTAAAGCTGGCACAGAAGACCATAAGCTTATCCGAAGAGGTATTGATATTATTCGTATGTCTCGCAATGTTCGTAATCTCATAGAATTTCAGTGGGCTAAGTCTCAAGATTTATATGATAGCAAATTCGATAAGAAAGAACTAGCCCATTCCGAGTTCCTTGGCGTTCCCCGTATTTTCATCCCCAAAACGTACGCTCAAGTTCAGAGGATGCACGAGGAAGTTCTGGAACAGCTGTTCTTTGACGTGGAAGAATTTGCTTCGATTCGGAGTTGGAAGAATGTTCCACGTGAAACATTGGAGATTGTAAAAGCTCTCATCAACTACCGCTTGAACGACCATCCGATTCAAAGCTATCAGGAAGTGTACGAGGCCAGTCAGGATGCGATCAAGAACAAGGTCGGTATTTTCAAGGTCTATCCCCGGTTCAAAATCGTCAAGAAGGAAGGCCGCAAATTCATTGTCGATGAGAACGCCAACGAAGTCCCGCCGCCGTCGAAGGACGCTGATTTCGAGGAGTTGGTTCAGTTTTTCAGCCCCATCGTCGAGTGCATTCCTTATGAGGATGTGTTCCTGCATTTCGAGTCCACATGGAAAGACTACTGGAAAAATCCTATCGTTCACCGCGTCAAACGGAGCCGTGACTATTGCACAAAGCGCGGGTACAAGAACGTCGATTTGATTCCGTGGGCTGGAACATTCCCCGGCACCGACTTGATTAAGATGCAACGCAGTTTGAATCAGGGTTCGCCCTTCAGCGGTGCGCCGGAGGACATTCAGGAACAGCAGTATATCTGGGTGTATGAGTGCTGGGACTTGCAACCCGGCAAGTTTGGATATCTCGAAAGCGGATCATTCGTTTTAGGCGGCTCAGCCGAACGCCCGATGGCGTTAATGCGAGGATGGGTAAAAAATGAGCTTCCCTATCAATTCGATCCCACGGAACCCGTCCGGCCTCCCTTTGTCGTGGGAACAGCTTTCCCAGAAGCTCACGGAATGTATGGCAAAGACCTCCCTCAAGTTACTGAGGGACTCCAAAAGGAAACGAATGCGCGATTCAATTCCGAGCGTGAAGCTAGTGCGAGAGCCCTGCGACCGCCAGTCCTAGTCAATCGTGGGGCCAACGTGGATTTACTGGCCTTGATGGTCAGGAAAATAGGAGGGGTGGTGCAAGGCAATGATATCGGACCTGAAGCGATCCGAGAGATGGAAATTGCTAATCCTATCCCAATCAGTTTACCGGGGCAACAGAGAACTGACCAGCTTTACACGGAAATATCCTCTATCGGGCCGGATCAGATGGGCTCATCTCAGCCCGGCAGTGAGGATCAGAGTGCAACAGCTTCAAGCACTCAATCCACCAATGCCAACAAGAAAATGAACATGGTGATTCGAAACTTCACCCAGACGGGGATTCTTCCGATGCTTAGGATGTTACTCCGTCTTGAGCAGGAATACGAATCGGACACCCTGATTGAACAGGTGACGGGGAGGGTTTTGGGATGGAAGTTCGTCAAAGACGACAAAGGCAATCACGTAGGGCCGCGTCCAAGCATCGTGATTCAAGGGGATTTCGACCTGTCAGCGAACGTCGGGACGAACAAGCAGAACCAGTTATCTCAACTGAAAACGATTACCGAGCTTGGGAGTCAGGCCAATGGACAACTAACCCAAGCCCTTCAGATTGGAGCCGTCAAAGCTCAGGATGCTAAATTCTTTAATCCTGTCTGGGCATTCAAGCAGATGGCAAAATTGTTGGGGCAGAAGAATGTTGACGAGATGTTTATGCCCGCGATGCAACCGCCTCCGCCTCAGCAGGGAAAAGGCGGAAACCCGAGTCCTCCCGGCGTTTCGGGTGGAATGACACCAGCGCAGTTAAACATTTTGAGTCCTAGCTAATGGCGAAACTGACCACAGAACAGCAGGAAGTTGAATCTTTCATTCGAGCCACGGCGCAACAGGCGCAGGGGTGGCAGAAAGCGATTACGGCGGATGAGGATTTAGAGCGGTGGGTGAATGAAGGCCATTGGTCTTATCTTCGGGCTAAAGTTTTGGATGTGATTGAACGACGGGCGTTTCAGACGGTCAAGAACCCGGCGTTTGATCCGGCAAACGTGTCACAAGTCGCGCAGTTCAAGGCATTATGTCAGACCATTGACTTGATTGAGGCGGAGATCAATCAACGCTTGGCTACAGTGTCGGATGCGCGGGCGCAGTTAAAGAAATTGGAAATAGACGCTACCTTAAATGAGCGCGTCGAGGAGAATCAAAATGGCAACTAAGATTAAGGACTCAGCTACGGCGGAACGCGCCGCGCTGAAGTTGAATGAAGGCATTGCACCGACAGCACCGAGCGAACCGAATACGCCGCGAGAATTGACGACTTCTGAAAGGCTGTTCCCGGACTTCACGACAGACGACGGTGCCATCACAAACCGTCCTGTTCGGCCCAGAGAAGAAAATCAACCTATTGCGCCAGTGGCGGCCACGCCTCAAGCTCCGGCACAAGGCCAGACGCCTCCGACTCAAGCACCTACGGTCCCGACCTACCTCAAGCCAGAAGAGTTGGCAGGGAAAATGGTGAAACTCAAAGTGGATGGAATCGAACAGGACGTGCAAGCCAGTGAACTGATTAAGCTCACGCAGTTGGAACGCCACTCGAACGCTCAACTGATGAAGATCGCGCAGGAGCGGGCGCAACTGGAACGGGAACGGCAGGAACTTCTGTCCAGACCACCAGTACCGGAACCGAAACCAACGAAGCCTGAACCGACGGTCAAGAAGTCGGAAGAAGTCCAGGCTCTTGAAGCGCGACTTGCGCAGATGGAACAGTCGATGGTTCAGGAACGGGCTCTTCTTCTTCCGCAGATACAGGAAGCGGGAATCAAACGGGTGGAACAGATGGCGAAGGACAAGACGGGGTTTGACGACTACCGCGCCTATCACGATAAGGTGAAGGAAGCGGCGATAGCGGAAGCGGCGAAAGCGCAGGCGGCAGGAGACGTGAACGCGGTCAGGTTCTTTGATTCCGACAACTTCTACTATCAGAAGTATCAGGAATTGAAACTCCGTGATTTAGCGTCAAAGGTTTCCGCCCCTCCTCCGACTCCCACGAATCCGACGAGCCCTGTATTACAGACTCAGGAAGGGGCTCCCGTGGTATTGAACAACAGCGGGAAACCCGTCAGTATCCCGACGTTTGAGGGTTCAAGTGGCGTTCCGAGTACGCCGAGCGAAAACAGTAATTGGCAAAGCACGTACAACCGCTTATACGCGGATTTCAAACAGAATCCTAGCGATGCTACAGCCTTGGCTTTGATGCGGCACAAGTTCAAAGCGGAGCAGTAGGACTGTTAGGGGATAAAAAATGGCTACTCCTACAAATACGTTTCAAACGTATCAGGCCATCGGGAACCGAGAGGATTTGATAGACATTATCACGATTCTCTCGCCAATGGACACGTGGTTCACATCCAACACGGGTTCGACCCGAGCGATCTCCACTTACCATGAGTGGCAGACCGACGTGCTTGATACGCCAGCCGCAAACGCCCAGATTGAAGGTAACGACTTCACGGGCGAAGCTGTGACGGCAACAACCCGAATCGGAAATTACACGCAAATTCTCATGAAAGCGTTCACGATTTCCGAAACTCAACGGGCGATTGTCGCCGCAGGCCGCAACGATGAAGTGGATTACCAGACCCTGAAGATGTCGAAGAGCTTGGCGCGTGACATTGAATACGCGCTGGTTCTTAACTCGTCTTCGGCGGCTGGTGCGTCTGCGACGGCTCGGCAGTTGAAGGGCGTTCTGGGTTGGATCACATCCAACGTCGGGACTGTCTCGGCAACGACTGTGGCGTTGACGGAAGCGATCTACAACAATAATCTGGCGATCATCTGGAAGAACGGCGGGTATCCTACCGTGACTCTGGTTGGCGCGTATCAGAAACAGCAGATTAGTGGATTCACTTCCAACGTCCGGCGCATTGAGGCTGAGGAAAAGAAATTGGTGAACTCGGTCGATGTGTACGAATCGGACTTCGGAATGATTATGGTTCGCCTGCATCACATCCTGAACGACAATAACCCCGGATACGTTGTAAATCTTGGCGTTATGGAACTTTGGGTGAAGGCATGGCTCAGACCCGTCAACCGGATTGAACTGGCGAAGACTGGTTCAGCCGATAAGTACAAGATCGAGGCAGAATTGACCTTGGAATCTCGGAATCAGCTTGGTTCCGGCATGATTACAGGGCTTCTGTACACGTACAACTAAGGAAATGGCTAAGGGCGGGGCCTAAAAACCCCGCCCAAAGGCCAAAAATGAAATGTTGATCGAAGCGAAGTATAAAGACAGCAAGATTTCAGCCCTTCACGCTCAGAACATAGCGGGAATCCCTGAATACTGTCACGATTTGTCGAAAGACCCGTCGAATGGGTTCACGAAAGACCGAAATATGCGTCGGATCGGGTCGTTTCCGAACATGACGCTCCTAGAATATGACCGTATTCACCCCGGATGGTGGGGGCGCGTGTCTCAGACGAAGGATTTAGAGGACAGACAGAAAGCATGGCGTGAATTTCTCGGTTCCGACTATGCCAAGCCGTTTATGATGGTCGAGAAGATGAAACACTAGGTTCTTTGCGTAGATCATAGGCCGTAAGTAACGGGATGCCAGAGCGGTGGCCGCTTCCACCATTTTTGGCATCCCTTTTTTTATGGTCAAGGTCTTCGGATTCGAGAAGTCAAAGTCAGGGTGCGACTGGTACAGGTGTACTCAGCCGCTGATCCAGATTCGCGCCCATAAAGCTGGTGAAGTGCGTCTTTTCCACAAGGGAAACGACTTCGACTGGTTTGCGTCTCAAGAAGCGGAGGACAAGTTGAACGATGACCTGACGTGGGCTGATGTTTTGTTCATTCCTCGGCTTTGTGAGCCTCGGCTGATGAATGTTTTGAAGGAATTTCAGAAGATGGGCAAAAAGATCGTGTCGGAATGGGATGACAACTTCATGTGCGTCAATCCCTTGACTCAGCAGTACAGCTATTTCGGGCAGGAGGAGTATTCCGAGGAAATCTTTGATGAAAAGACTGGGCGTAAGGAAATGATCGAGGTTTGGAAAGACGGGCGCAATATCGACATTGCCACGAACCGCGAGAACATGAAAATGCTCAAAGAGGGGCTTGCGATGTCGGATATGGTCTTGACGACGGGGCCGCATCTGGCGGAAGCCTTCAAAAAGATCAATCCGGCGGTTCGGATTTGTCCTAACTCGGTGGATGTGAATATGTGGGAGAAATTGCCTCTATTGGGACATCACGGAATCCGCATGGGATGGCTTGGCGGCGACACGCACTACCACGACTGGCTGATGATCGCTCCGATCCTGAAACCTTTCATGGATCAGAACCCAGACGTGACCTTGGTCATTATGGGAGGCCGTTACGAATGGACATTGAAGGGAATTGATCCGGCACGGATCGAACACCACAACTTCTGCGACATCATGGCCTATCCATACAAGGCGGCGATTCTTGACCTCGATTTCTCGATAATCCCCCTCATTGACATGGAGTTCAACCGATGCAAGAGCCCGATTAAATGGCTGGAAATGGGGGCTCTTGAGGTTCCCGCAGTCACGTCTTTTGTGGCTCCCTACGACAAGATGATGGATTTGGTACCCGATAACGGAATTTTCATTGCAGAAAACAATATGCAGGGATGGTTTGACGGTATCACGAAGATGGCGCGGGAACCCATTACACGGATGCAGATGGGGAAAGCCGCTCGAAAGTCCGTCGAGGATCATTACGATGCGAACAAGACATGGAAAATCTGGCTTGATGCCTTTGAAGAATGTGCGGCGATGAAGTCGAAAGTGGGGGTAGCCTGATGTCTGCTCCGGCGATACCGACGGCAACGTCTTTAGTCACGGAAGGGCTTCGTCAGGCTCGGATTTTTTATCCGACTCAGGCGCAGATCAATACCTATCAGTCTGAGGTCATGGAACAACTCAAGAACCAGCTTTGGCAGGAACTGAAACAGGCCAAGCCCTTGATGACATTTTCTTACATGATGCTGACTCCGGGCCAGTCTCGGTATTCGTGTCCTTCGGACTATTCATCGGATATGACGATGGTCATTTTGACGGGCCTTTATACGGGGGCTGTTTCTGCCGGATCAGCCAACACCATCACGGTATCGACAGTTCCGAATGGGGTCTATGACATCAATCAGGTTTTGGGTGAGGATTTGGTCATCACGGGAGGAACGGCGGAAAATTCTGTTTCTCAGATTACGGGACTTGTGAACAACAACAATAACACCATGACATTAACGGTTTACCCCAACTTTCAAGCCATTCCCGATGCAACATCGACCTACATGATTGTCGATAACCAGTGGCCTGTAGAGCAGAGGCATATTGCTGACTACGACCTGTTCCATCGAGCCAACGGGGCGGATCGGCCTCGCTATTTCTTTCCGACAGGTAACGAAACATACGACGAGTTTATTTTTGATGTTCCGCCGGACAATGTTTTTCAGTACTGCGCTCGGATGCGGTATACGGTCAACATCATGACGCTGGACTTGGATTCTCCGCTTCTTTCCACTCTTTATCAGAAGTTCCGCGAGTTCTGGATTTACGGCGTGAAGTCTCAGGCACTGATGGATCAGGATGACACCACGGCTGATAAGTCTCAGGCAGATCGTCAGGCCAAACTACAGTCTTTGATTCGATCTCAGCAATACGGAACTGACCTCCACAACTTTCAGCAAAAAGTGATGGATTACCAGTGAGCGCAATAATTGAGTGTGTTTCTCTTTCTGGTCAGACGCTTTATGCGACGGTTCATAATGCTTCTGGACAAGTCTGGAACACAAGCGGGGTGGCATTTGAGAACTTCAATTCAGCGCACTGGTCGAATTACGTGACGAGCTTGACGGAGCAGACGGCGACGGGGTACTACACAGCGGCATTTCCGTTGTCAATCCCGGCAGGGAAGTACACGGAGGTCTATTATCAAGGAAGCGGAATCGTTGGGGATACGGTCATCGGGTCAAGCCAGATTTACTGGAATGGGACGGCTGAGGAGCAGGGGATCGCCCAAGTTCTGAGCAATGCGTCCATGACGGAACTGACGGGGATACCGGGGGCAACCCCAACGGTATTTCAGGCGTTGATGCTTCTTTTTATGTCTCTTCGCAACCAGCACACGGCGACAGGGGTGCAGGAGTCCATTTACAACAATGCCGGAAGCCCTATTACGACGGCGACATTGAATGACAACGGAACACAGTACACAAAGAGCAAATTCTCATGACGGCTGAACAGCGAAGACAATCTATTGATTTTGGGAAGATCATGGGAACGGGGATGCCGATTCCGTCTGGTCATCTACAGGTGACGCAACGGGCGCATATCCTCAATCTTTACTTTGAGCCTATTGTTGTGGCTCCTTTCTATAACTGGCGTAACAGGAACTTGGTAGCGAGTGGGTGGGACTCCAAGGTTTCCCCTGTCAGCGCATGGGACGGGAAGAAGTCTCCGTCAACGAACTGGAAGGAAAGAGCAGTTCCTGCGAGTTCATGGACGGGCAAGACGAGTCCCGTCACGCCGTGGACGGAAAAAACATCTCCTCCCGATGGCAGTACACAGGTGATTTGATGGGATACGCGGGAACACAATTCAGGATGCCATTAAATGACACGGGGTTCCGTGATGATCGGAACGTCCAGCTTTTGCCACCGACTTCTTTATTAACGCCTTCCTGCAACGTGAACTACCACGAAAACGGACTTTCCAAGCGTGGAGGGAATACGATCATGGTTCCGGGTGGCGGGCATCCGGGAACTGGCATTTTTCAGTTCTTGACTCCGACCATCAATAAGATGATCTTTGTTTCCAACGGGACAGCCTATCAGACGAACTACAGTAACATTCTGGCGACTGGCGGTTCAGTAACAAACCCGACCAGTTTTACGCAGACCTCTAAATACGTTTTCTTTGCTGACGGGCAAGTAACTCCTCAGTATTGGGATGGGATTGCAGGAAGTTCATCGTCAGTCACGCCAGCCGCGTCATGGACTGGGAATATGCCGTTTCAGATGCTCCGACATACTAAAGCTGGCTCTGGTTCGGGAGATAGGTTATGGGCTGTCACGCCTGACGCTTTATGGTATTCAAAGCTCAATACTCCGACGGACTTTTTGAACGGCGATGCCGGATCAATCCCGATAGATTCTATCGGAGGCCTTATAGGGGCGGCTGATCTTGGTGGTCAGCTTTTTGCTTTCTCGAAAACCCAGTCTTTCTTTATTTCCGACACAGACTCCAGTATCAGTAACTGGGGGTATATCAACGCTATTTGGGAAGGCGGCGTAGGGTCTTTCCGTCTTCTCGGGCATGGGAACAACAACCTGTACATGATGACGGAAGACGGATTCATCTACGACCTCATTGGCGTCCTTACCACAGGTGGATACAATGCCGTTCCGTTAAACCGCCCGGCTTTTGTGGACAAGTTCATTCGGGACAATGTGAACTTAGGCAATATCCAGAATTTCCATGTTTCCTATGACCGCAAACTTCGGGCACTCAAGTTTTTCATGCAGGAAGGCGGTTCTGGCAACAATATCGCTTTGGCCTATTTCATTGACAAGCCTCCGACATCGGCATGGGTTGTTCACAACAACACGGCCTATCCGTCCGGATACAATGCCTCCTGTTCCTGTGAGGTGCGGGTGTCAGCGGGGAACTACCAGATATGGACGATGGATTACAAAGGAGCGATTTGGGGCTTGGAGCAGACTTCTCGTGACGATAACGGGAATCCATATCCTGTGGTCGTTAAGACGAAAGCGCAGGATTTGAATCAGCCTCGCAACAACAAGCATTGGCTGGCGATGGCGATCAGGGGCGAAGCATCCGGCCCTGTCAATTTCACGCTTTACCCGACGAGCGAAGGGCAAGCCTATCAATCTCAGAATTTCACGCTTAACGGGAGTGGTGCGACGTTTGATAGTGCGACTTTTGACACCTCTACCTTTGCAACGGATTCCTTGTCTTTGGCTCCCGTCGATCTTGGTCTTTATGGGCGTGACCTGCAACTTCAATTTGTGGAACAGGAAGTGGGAACGGACTGGTTCATGGCTGAGATCACGTACATGGTCAAGCCTCTTGGCATAAAGGTGGCTCTATGATCCCTTACGGGAAAGATTACATAGCGACGGGCGATGTGTTCGCAGATGAGTCAGTGTTTTGTATCCGTTGCGGGACGCAGATCATGGGTCTTGGATACAAGGAAATGCCAAGCGTGACGAATCCGAAACTGATGGTTAATGTGGCTTTCAAGAAACAGTATGGGAACTATCGACAGATGCCAGTCGCTTTGATGCGGCGCGGCAAGGTCAACATGACGAGCCTTCCTGTCTGTCAGGATTGCGTCAAGGAAGTCGATCCGGCGCGAGATACAGACGAGATCATCCGTCAGATCAAACGGGCGATGCAGATTGAAGCGCGGTATGTCGGGATGCCGGAAGAAGCGGTTGAGGGGATAGCGAAGGCGTGGTCTGACGCTCGAATCCTCCGAAAACTGAATCCGCAGGAAGTTTCGGAAGGCAAGATTTTACAGGAGGCTTAGATGGCTGGCGCAACTTTTACAATTCCTTTAATCACCGTTATTCCTGGTCAGTTAATCGCTTCGGCTCTCTGGAATAACGAGTTCACGAACATTGCCAACAACCTGAATCCATTGGGTCTGGATGGCTACGAAGACACCGACACCCAGATGCAGATTCAGACGGCCCCGTATCCGGGGTCGGTCACAAGCCATGCGACGAGTTTGGGCGGTGAGATCGAGCGTATCCGTTACCAGATCAGCCAGATTTTAGGCGCAACCACTCCGGCTTACTGGTACGCGGCCCCTCCGACGAATTTGACCGCCCTGCAAAACATCACTGTTCCGTTGGGGGCCGTCATTGACTACCACTCGGCAACGCCTCCAAACAACAACTGGCTCCTTGCCAACGGTCAGGCTATCGGACGGTCAGCATTTGCGGCCCTGAACACTCTCTACAGCGCGGCTTCTTATCCCTTTGGGAATGGCGATGGATCGACGACGTTCAACCTCCCGAACTACACGGATCGGATGTCTATTGCGGCAGGGAACCTTTATGCGGTGGCGGCGACGGGAGGTGAAGCGACCCATACCCTAGTTAAGGCAGAAATTCCGACAGGGCTTCATACGCTAACAGACCCAAATCACTCCCACACTATTACAGACCCGAATCATTCCCATGGCGTGACTGACCCACAACATTCTCATACTGATGGGATGTTTTCAGGAGGCACAGGAGGAGCGAAACCAGTTCAGGGTGGTACAACGCCTTCTGGAACTTTAACTACGAGCAGTTCATCTACTGGCGTTACGGTTAATTCTTCATCTACTGGGATTACGGGAGCAAATTCAGGGAGTAGCGGAGTCAGTCTGAATGACTTGGCTGGTGGTGGATCGCACAATAATCTTCCTCCCTATCTCGGCATGTATCGCTTAATCAGGGTTCTATGACCAAAATCTTCGACGATGGAATCCTTGAAGCGACTCTCTACCCGAACCGATGGGTGTTTTGTCGGTGGGTTGACAACAAGCATGGGAAGCTACAGAAGAAGCTCATCAAGGACTTAAACTTCGTGGAACGGTTCATTTTCGCGGGGAAGTTGAACGGATGGTTTACGGATTCAGAACTGAAACATACGGCTTTTCACAAACTCCTTGTAAAGTTTGGGTGTTTGCCAAGAGAGATAGACGGCAATTTTCAAAGGTTCATTAAGCCTCTGCTAAAGCAGAGTGATCTTCATCAAAAGGTGGGTGGTTAACTTGTGCGGATCGGCTCCATCGGCTCCTCAGCTTCCTCAATACCCCGGCATGACATCCGGAGAAACCAATATCACGAACCAGCAGACCAATGCGTTAAACACGCAGGGGAACATGATCAACACCGTTTCTGGTCAGCTCAGCAACAACCAGAACATCCTTCAGATGATTTCCGGCCTGTTCAATCAGGACGGGACGATCAACCAGAACGCCTTGACGCAACTTCAACAGCAGAGCCAAGCATCGACACAGACAGCAGGGCAGGCAGGACAAGCCCAGTTAGCGGGGATGGCTGGGACGCAAGGGGCCGAGAATGCGACATCTTCAGCCTATACGAACGCCTTGCAGAACGGGGCTCCCGCCAACCAGCAGATTGCGTATCAGCAGAACCAGAACTTTTTGCAGATGCAACAGCAGGCGGCACAACAGGGCATTACGATCAACGGCACAAGCTGGGCGAACGCCGTATCGGATTCGTCGGCGGGTCAGAAGTTGTTGCAGAACATGCAACAGAACAACAACATCCAGAACCAGAACTATAACCTCGGCTATGTCGGGCAACTAGCGGGGAACATGGGGCAACTGCAAAACACGGCGGCGTCACAATCTGCGACAGGGCAAAGTCTCGGCAATTACGCCACCCAAACGCCTTTGAACTATCTGCAATCGTCGATCACGAACGGGCCGTCGGCGTTGTCGCCTCTTTTGTCTAGCTATCAGCAGAATCTGAGTAGTGCCTATCAACCTCAGTATATGCAACAGATCGGTTCTTACCAGCAACAGATGGCGCAAGCGCAGGCGAACTATCAGGCCAGCCTAAATCAGTACACAGGTTTTAATACGATGTTGGGGACTTATTTGAGTCCTCTTGCGAGCATGGGCGGATATGCCGCTATGTCAGGTATTGGAAGCATGGGCGGTTCTGGGGCGGCCGCTGGCGGTGCTGGTGCGGCTGGCGGAGGAAGCAGTATGGCAATGGCCGGAGCTTTAGCTTAATGTTCACACAAAGGACGGTGGTTTAAAATGGCTGACGGACTTCCTATGGCCCAGATCGGGAATTTTAATTTAGGTGGCACCAACATTCCGATGCCAAACAATGCGGGTGTCATGACTCAAGGACTTTTAGGAGGCGCAGCAGTTTATCAGCAACAACAAGCCATCGCGCAGAAGCAGCAGGAAATCCAGATGGCGCAGAAACAGCAGATGATTGAGAAGAATATGAAGATGCTGGAAACGGGATCAGACATGATGCTTTCTGGTGGACCAGAAGTTCAGGAAACAGGAAAATCCTTGATTCAGCAAGCCTATCCGTTTCTGACAGGACAGCCGCTACCGCAAGGGATGCCTCTTGATAAAGATGCCGCCAAAGACCTCGGCTACTTCATGGATCAGCACAGGACATGGCAACAGACGCAGGGGAAAGAGGGGTTAAGTGCGGCAGATGCCGTGACAGGGTCGACACAGGCCATTTCTCGATATGGGATGAAGTACCAACAGCAACAAATGGGCCTTCTCGAAAAGACACCTATGTATAAAGAAGGGATGGCCGACCAGACGGGCGGTCAAGTCAATGGTCAGCCCGCTACGCAAAATTCATTTACGGGGGCCGTTTCCTCTCCGAATGGTCAGGCTATGCCAGCGGGAGCGGCGGGGAGTTTCATTCCGGCAGGACAAGTGGCGACCTTGCAGAATACTAACCAACAGGCCGCGACGAGCAATTTTGTTGACATGACGAAAGACCATCAAGAAGTTTTGCCGAATGCGGCAAATGCTCTCAGTATGGTTGCTCAGCCAGTACCCGCCAATGCGACAGAAACAGAAAAGGCTGAATTTGCCCTGCACGATAAGCAAGCCATGATCCGATACGCGCAAATGATGATTCCGTCGAGCAAGCGGCCTCCGAACATGACAATGGAAGACATGATAAAAAGCGGACTAGCTGGAGAACAGATAAAAACGGTTTATAACAATGCGACGAATAACGTGGCAATGAGTAACTCGGAACGCGAGGCAGTTACTAAAACAATCGCTCAAACAGCACTTAATAATGAAGCGAATTTGACGAGTATCGAAAATTCGTCTGCAAGTCGTGCAATTCGTAATCGCATTGATCCGATGAAAGCAATGCAGAATGTTCGTCCTGTGGGAATCCCCAGTACGTCACAATTATTCCAATCTCCGCAAGTTCCCCCATCTCAAGTTCAAACGGGGCAGATTATGAAGAATCCGAGTGATGGGAAAAATTACGTTTTCCGAGGACAGACGGGGACGAATGACTGGAAAAACAAGGATAATTGGATGTCTGTTCAATGAGTGGAGCAAATCTCTGGGATGATACTTCGGCTCCTGCTGTTTCTACTCCGACAGCACCGCCAGCTAATCTTTGGGAAGATTCGCCGCCATCCTCTTCGCAACCATTGCAAGGGAAATCTCCTGATACTCTATCAAAGACTTACCGAGCAGTTTTACAGGGCGGTGCGGCAACTGCTGGTGGTATGGCAGGGGGAGCTATCGGAACTCTTGCTGATCCCGTTTTAGGGCCCGTCGGAACAATGGGAGGGGCGGCTATTGGGGCTGGTGCATTTTATCCCGCTGGAAAATATGTTGCCGATGCGATAGACAAAATACGTGGCGTTACTACTGAGCAGCAATCTCTTTCAAATCAAATGCTTGAAGGGGCAAAAGTTGAGTTAGAAGGACAAGCGATAGGGGCGGCGGCGAAACCGGTAGGAGATGCGATATCCTCAATTCTCCCGGGGGCAAAAATGGGTGAGGCCATATCTGGGACTCCTGCCTCTAATTTGAGTCGAGCTTATAAGGGAGGCTTTGTTAAAACATTTATTGATCCTATTTCCCTGAAGGATGCGAGTGAACAGTACGGAGATGAATTTAACCGCGTCATGGGCGACCATTTCACGCCGGAACAGCAGGCCGATTTACTCCTGAATCCTCAAGGAATGGCTAAGGATGCGCTACAATCAGCGATTGTTAAGTCGCAAACAGGACAACCCATTACCACTCAGGAAGCAATAGCGGCGAAGCGTGGGATTGACCAATTGATGCCAGCAGGAACAGCAAAGAATCTTCCAAGAATTAAAGGGTTTGGAACTTTTGACCAATACCTGAATGATGTCATTTCCAAGCAAGACCCAGACTTCAAGGAAGCCAATGATGTGTATGCGGCTTCAAAATTGAGGGATCAACTATTGAAATTCGGACAAGTTAATAAAAGCAATCCGAACGAATATTCAAAACTTGGAATGTTGATGTTTGAAACTATGGCGGGAGTAGCAGGAATTGGAGGGAAGTCTCTAGGAGATGCGGCTAAGGTTTTGGCTTTACAGCAGGCTTCTTCTCCGTTTGCTATGGGTTTAGTGTCAGCCGCCAGTGGTGCAACTTCACGCGCAACCATGAAAGCCCTTGCAAATCCTTTAATTCAGCGTTCCGCCGCTTCCGCTCTTGATACCTATTTTGGCGGTCAAGGGCCTGCTCAGAATCAAGGGAGCAATCCTTCATCGGTGGGTGTCCAATGACCATTTGCAAGAATCCGAATATGGCTAAACCGATAATCAGGATTTCCATGACACACCTCCTAGGTGACGTGTTTCCAAGCTTCTTTGTTGATGATGTTAGCAATCATCTTCCTGTCAATCTTAAATCTTTTTGCAAGAGCGCGAGCCCCATTAGTAAGAGATCCGAAACGATAGGTAGATCTAATTTCCTTTATTTGTTCTGGTGTCAATTTATTTCCAACTCCAAAGCAGTTTCCTCGTCCTTTATTAAGCATGTCACGCATATTGTCAGTTTGTGTGCCAAGAAAAAGATGGTCAGGATTGGAACAAGAGGGGTTATCGCATTTGTGCAGTACCCAAAGACCTTTTGGAATAGGGCCATTATGGATTTCCCAAGAGATTCTATGGGCATAGCTATTCGATCCCATGCTTCCATAGCCTCTGGTAAGTGCGCCAGACCATTCCCAACAATTATCGGTTTTCTTAACGAATTTCCAGAATCTTTCGGAGAGAGGTTTGGTAAGATGTTTTTGCATTGGAAGCTAACTCCTTTCAGTGCCATGCCTCAGGTGGCTCAAACCACGCTGGGGCTTTTTACTGTCTAAAGTATAACACTAAAGGAGGTTTTATGCAATCAGGGAAAATAGTCAAAGTAGCGACAGCTCCGGCAGGAAATGCAACTATAAAAGTAGCGCAAATAAAGTACGCAGATACAATCTATTATCAGACAGGAACTCATCAAGATTATATGCAAGAAAGTCACTAAAGGAGACTAAAATGAACGGACCAGAATGGCCTAAAAGCACCACGTCCAGTTATGACCCTCAAGGGTCGGCAATGGATCAGGACATAGAAGCCCCCGGAATCGTCAACTCAGGAAATATGGCTCACAAACTTGGAGCCGACGGAGATCATACCCAAGCCGTTAAAGCCCCTACTGGACTTAAAGGAGAATAGAATGGCAATAAAAACCGATGTAAACAGCTTGAAGTTCCATTCAGGGCGCGGCAACGTGTCCGGCAACGTGGCGAAGTCGAATGAGGATGTTTTGCACGAAGAAGCGGAATTGGTGCAAGACGGAATGGAACCTACACCGGAAGGTGGAGCGGCGACGGATCACGGAAATAAGCCTATTTTTGCGACGGGCGAAATGCCGTTTCAGTCAGGCCGTGGTCTAGGCCGAGGACACGGGCCAGAAACGAAGTAGTCGAGGTTTATGCCCTTGAAGACCCTATTCAAGGCTATAGGGCTTGTTTTAGGGGCTTCTATACCCCTTTTAGCTGGTCCTTCTAGCCCTCCGGCTGGTAATTATATCCAGAACGTCAGCACGACGGCGGCGGCTCCTGCTTTTAGCGTGTCCAGCGGGACTGTGACTGGGGTGCTGAGGGTGGGGAGTTGTCAGACATTGACGGGGGGCAGTTGCGGGGCTGGCGGTGGCAGTACCGCCACAATCAATCTGGCGGGTCAGTATTCCGATGCCTACTATTCAGCCCCCGGATCATCCAACGTCATATCGGGACTTGCGGCAGGAACAACATGGCAGGCTCTCTTGTCTGGTGGGCCGGGGGCTCCCCCATTCTGGTATCCAGTCATTCTCAGCACTACGGTTCTGCAATCAGGTGCGACTTTCTATGTGTCTAGTGGGACTCTGGCTGTTCAACTCAATATCGGGACAGGATCAAATGCGTATGCCATTTATCCCGGCTCCCTGCAACTTAAAATTCAGAGTCCGAACACTTATGGGATTTCGTTGTATGCAGGAAACACGGAATCTTTCTATGTCAGTACAACGGTCGCCCGCGCCGATGAACCTTTCCAAATTGTAGAGTCTGCGGCTCCGTCAGGAACGTCGGGATCAGATTTCTTATGGGGAGATTCAACTTACCATTGGCCTCGCTTCAATCCTAACGGAAGTTCATCTAACTATCTTATTATTGGGTCAAGCACAAGCAACACGGCGGGGCATCTCGTTCAGTGGTCAGGGAATGGGGCTTCTTTGGTCGATGGGGGGGCAGGACAATTTATCAATAACACCTCCACTCTCCAATCCGGCGCGACGTTCTATGTGAGTAGTGGGACGGTGGCAGGACAATTTAGCCCGACGACAATTCGATGGCCTGACGGTTCGATCCAAGTCTCAAGCCCTTCTGCATCTGGTGGCACCTCCGTCGTCCTCCCCTCCTCCGGCATCGCTTTCGGTTCTCCCACGAACACCGTGACGAGTGATACGAATACGCTGACGTGGGACAACACGATAAAAGTACTGGCAATAAGTGGAAAAATAAACGTATCAACTTTGCAAATCAATGGAGTTGATTTCTTGTCTGATATGGGTTACACCAGCGATATTTTTCTTGGCGATACTTCCGCACCACCTTCTACAGGAGTAAATAACATCTGTGTGGGTCAACAGACTTGCAACACTTACAATTCGACAACGCACGACAATACCATTATGGGTAATCGTGCAGGTCGAAATTTGCTAACGGGAAACAACAATTCGTGTTACGGGGTACAAGCTTGTGGAGGGATGGATACAACAGGAGGAGGACATAAAAATGTTGGACTCGGATCAAATGCGCTTAGTGCTATAGGAAGTGGTAATAGCAATACGGCTGTTGGCTATTCTGCTTCTGGTGGGCTGACGACGGGTGAAGACAATGTTTGCATCGGGGATTCTGCTGGTAATCAAATTACTACTGGAAGTCATAATGTAGTTGTTGGTGATAGCTCCCTTTTGGGAGATGCCGATGGACAGTCTAATGTCTGCGTTGGTTTTAATGGGTGTTTCTGGACAAAAGGATCAAGCAATACAGTTGTTGGTGGATTCTCTGGAAAAGGATTTAATACAAACACATCCCCAACAAATGCCAACACATACATTGGATACAACGCAGGATCGAACATTGATTTTAGTGTACGTCCTTTGGTGGACTCTATTTGTATCGGATACAACTGTGCCGTTTCATCGTCATATACCGCTGTCATAGGTGATATTGGGACGAGCGATGCAGTCTTGGTTAAAATGTCTACTGCAAACATTGATAGCCTCACCCCCTCTCAATTCGTCAAGACCGACGCTTCCAAGAATCTCGTCAGCTACGACCTATTGAGTGGAACGCAGTCATGGACGGGCCAGAACACTTTCAGCGGTCAGATTACTCTCTCCACGACCATTGCCTCCGGCGGTTCCGTCGGAACAGGCGTTCAAGTCCTGACCTCCAGCGGAACGGCGGGGGCTCCTTATTGGGCGGTTCCTTCAGGGAGCGTTGGGTCAGTCGCTTGGGGTTCTATCACAGGCACCTTGTCGGCGCAGACCGACCTCAATACGAAACTGACGGCGCTGGATACGTCCACCTCGACGCTCACGACCCGATTAAACAACGTGGATACGTCAACGGCGGCCATGACCACGCGACTAAACAATCTGGACACTTCGACAGCTGCAATTACGACTCGCGCAAATTCGGTGGCAATCACTACGGGCACGATAGCTACCGACACGACCACCATCGTGACGAACTCAAACACGCGGTTTGCCAGCGTAGCGACGGCCACGGGTACTATCGCCACCGATACCACCACGCTGGGAGGGAAGTTTACGACCGTGGCAACGGATACGACGACGATCGTTACGAACTCAAATGCCAGATTCACGTCTGTGGCCACCGCCACCGGAACAATCGCGACGGACACAACCACTCTAAGAACGTCTCTCAACACGGTGGCCACGGACACCAATACCCTTCAGACCAACATCAACGGAAAACTTTCAGCCGTTACTGCCGATTCTCCTCTTGGCGGAAGCGGAACTTCTGCCTCACATTTGACCTTCACGAATCCCGGCTATATCACCGCGAATCAGAGCATCTCTCTTTCCAACAATGCGACGGGATCAGGGACGACGGCCATTGCGGTGAATGCTCAGAATGTCAGTCTGTCCTCTCAAGTGGTCGGGAACCTTTCCGTGAACAATCTCAACAGTGGAACGGGAGCGACGAGTTCTACTTTCTGGAGAGGGGACGGGACATGGGTGTCGTCTTCGACGTTTGGAGGAACTTCCAGCGGCGGCGGGATTGTCTCCCCTGCAACCTTCACATGGACGAATGCCTATGGCGTGTCCCTTAGCACGATCAACGTCTCTTCCAACTCGATCCATGGCGCGGCCACTTATTACGCAGACGGAACGATCCTTGGAGCCAAGATCCCGGTATCGAACCTGAATGGCGGCACGTCGGCCTCGGGATCAACCTACTGGCGCGGGGACGGGACATGGGCGACGCCATCAGCGGCGGCTTCCCCGGGAGGCGTTGCCCTATCCATGCAATACAACAACGGGGCCGGGGCGATAGGCGGCTCATCCGATTTCACCGTCGGATCATCCTCTTACAGCATTGGCCTCAACGGCCTCCTCAACACCTACATTTCCTCGGCTACGCTGAGTTCTACGACTCTTAACGGATCTACCTTGACGCTTGGTGCGGGCATGTCCGAGAACGTCAGCGTGTCGACGGCCCTCTATATCACCGAAAGTAACGGAAGCGCCTATACGGTCTATTCCTCGACGGGGTACATTCTAAGCGTCAGCACGAACGATGTCTCAACGGTTCTTACGGCATTGCCTGGTTTTGTATTTGCAATTCCCGCCAATTCGACATGGACCTATGAGTGCATGCTTGACATAACAGGTGCTTCTGGTGGTTCTGAATATGGCGTCAATGGTCCTTCTGGGGCATCAACGATTACATGGATCGTTGGTCCGACAGGTGCCGTAACGACAATATCGGAAGCTCGTGTAGTAGCTTTAAATACAGCTGATACTGTCGCCTTTGGAACTACAGCTATAGCAAGCATGGTCCGTATTTATTCACAAATGGATACTGGATCAACAGCAGGAAATTGGTCACTGATGCGTAAGTCGGTTACGCCAACCTCCACGGCTCTTAATGCAGGGTCGTATTGCATGGGTAGACGTATCCAATGAGGAAACTGATCCCCGTCATATTCCTGCTTCTGGCCTCGAAGGGATGGGGAGCCGTACTGGTTGATGCGACAGGTACGGCAGTAGATCAAACGGGAGCCGCAACATCAGCAACCAACTCAAGCCTCACGGTGGGTGCTGGATCGAACCGCGCTCTTGTTTGCGTTCTGGAAGTAAACTCTGCCATGACGAGTGCGGCGATTACGTGGCACACCACGCAGAACATGGTCCTCATCAGCTCGTATACGGACTCCAATACACAGACCGTTTCCCTGTTTGGACTCGTCAATCCTGATTCTGGGAATAATTCAGCTGTAGCTACTTGGACAGGTGCGACCGAAGCCTTTCTTCAATGCCAGAGTTACACGGGAGTAAGTCAATTCGGAGGAAGCACTACTTTTGCCCCCGCGGTTTGCACACATGCCACAAGCGCCGCGCCCAGCATCACCGTCAACAGCCGCGTTGGCGACGAGACGGTTTCTGGTATCGTTTCAGGGTTTTCCTTCTCCATTAGTGCGGTGAGCGCTACCCAATTGTTCCTATTGCATGGAGTCGGATCTATTGAGGGCGGCGGCTCTTTTTCGGCTGGAAGTGCCGCCAACACGATGACTGGGACTCTCGGCGGATCTGATGTCTGGGGAATGTGCGCGACGAACATTGCTTCCATAACGCCCGTGATCGTACAGATCTCCTCTGCGGTTGCCACGGCGGGATCGAGCGTTTCAGCTTCTTTTGCCAATAACGTGACGGCAGGAAATAACGTCTATACCTGCGTCAGCGTCAATACGGCGGGGACGGTTAATACTCCGACCATGACCGGAGAATCCTTTGCGGCTGTTTCGGGAATGAGCGTAAACCCTGGCTCTAACGCCAACCTCCAGTGCTACAAAGTGGCTAATGCCGCCGGAGGAAACAAGACGGTTGCTGAGGCTGGGACGGGGTGTAGTGGTTGCGGATGGAACATGATTATCGTCGAAGTTAACTGTAACGGGGCTTGCACCGACGAGGCCACGGGACATAACAACGCCGCCTGTTCAACGCAATGTTCGGTGTCAACATCTGGATCTGCGACATTGGGCGATTTGAATATGGCATTTTTTGCCAGTGACCAGGCTAACGAGACTTGGACTCATGGGTCAGGCTACATCGACATCATAACGGCTGGCAATTCCAATGGAAACTCTCAGTACGGCGAAAGCAGTACAGCCACCGTAACGGGAACGCAGACAGCTACCGCATCACTCAATAATAGCGGTGATTTTGGAACAGATGGAATAATAGCGATTCAAAGCCCATTTACCGCTCTTGCTCCTACCGTCACCACTCAGAGCCCGACTGTCGTTAAGCAGACGACCGCCACAGGGAACGGAACGACCACATCCAACGGGGGCGCGTCGATTACCGATGAAGGGGTTTGCGTCGGGACTTCGCCAAATCCGACAACAGGATGCGTCTCATCCGGCTCTACGGCAGTCGGCACATTCACGGCATCTCTGACGGGCCTTACGTCTGGTACGCAGTACTGGGTAAATGCCTATGCGACCAACTCCATAGGGACCAGTTATGGGAATGACGGTGTTTCGTTCGGGACGCTCTACGCTTCAGGAGTCACGACGACAGGGACGGGCGGCAAGGTGACATTTACAGGGACGGGCGGGAAGGTGACTATCAAATGACTGACCATCCCCGTGAATCTTGGATGCTGAGACGCAAGGCTGACTGGACGCTTCTTTGCACGATCATTGGCATGGTAGCGACGGTCATTTTCTATAGCGTCCGGGCCGTGCAAGCTCATGCGCGGTGGATGGATCGAGTCACGACGACGGGAACGGGAGGGACGGCAAAATTCACGGGGACAGGAGGGACGGTGACGATCCGATGAGCGACAACCAGGGCCGCCGTGAACACGATCAGGATTTCAGGCGCAGGGTGGACGATCAAATTATCCCTAGAATAGATCAGAAACTGGACGATCTTCTTGTGCGCTTTGATGAACATTTAAGGTGGGCCGATTTAAATTCAGAGAAGGTCAATGACCGCCTGACCCTCTTAGAGCGCGTCAAAGAGAGTGTCGAGCAACCGGCCAAGTGGATTGGATGGACAGTTGTGATTACGGTCGGAGGGGCTTTGGCTTATTTCGGGCAGAAGATGGCGGCGTTTATGGAGCATCATATTCATTAGGAGGCCACGACGTCGTGTGACGAATGTTGTCCAAAGTGCGGGGCTAAACTTAGAATAATAATATGGCCGGGCGGCCTCGGTCTTGAAATATCGTGCAGTTGTTGCTCATTTGTCATGGTCAAAGATTTTTCACACAAGGGGAAGGCAGCATAATGCTCATTACTGTTCATCGGACGGATAAGACAGCGGACGGGATCTTCGGGTATCTGGAGATCGACATCAACCCGTTCCGGTGCGTGACGATGGAGATTTTGTCGCTTTGCATTCCCGCAGGAACCTATCCTGTCCAATGGATGTGGTCAAACCATTTTCAACAGATCATGCCTCAGATTCTTGTTCCAGGGAGAACCGCGATAGAGGCTCATTGGGCAAACTTTCCGACTCAGCTTGAAGGGTGCATTGCCCTCGGAACATCCAAGGAGCTGGGAAGCGATTGCATCGGCGAGTCTAAGATTGCCTGGACGAAGTTCATCATGGCGATCCTGAATCAGCCCAATTTGACCATAAAAGTTCTTGAAGACTATGGTCCGTCGGCTGTCGCGTGAATGCTCAAGGAACGTAGATGCCCGATTTCAGGAATGTTATGCGTAGGAACCTGTCCTGCTTGCTGTTGGGAAGCTAAGCCTTGGAACCTATGCGAGTGTGGGGCAAGGACTGTCTGTGCGGCCACCAAGAGACGGCTTTGTACGGGGTGCGGCATGGAGAGGCTTGACCGGCGTCGGCCAAACGGTACGCATCGCGGAACGAAGTCGCTCAAACGGATTTACAAGAGAGAGAAATAGGGAGGTTGGTATGATCAACCTGATAGTCAGCGTCATTGTCGTTGCCTTAGTTGTCGGCCTGATGCTCTGGGCCTTGGCGAACCTGCCGTTCATCCCCGCTCCGATGGCGCAGATCATCAAGGTGTTTATTGTGGTGATCGCGTGTCTGTGGCTGATTGGAAGCCTGTTCGGATCAATCGGTGGTCCGCATCTCGGATGGGGCCATGGAGTGCTGGTCCACTAGCATGAAGCCGTTCGTCTTATCGCTTGCCCTCTGGCTCCTTCCAGCAGGGTTGGCGTCGGCGGTGAACGTCTCGTCTGGTACGCTGAACTTCTTTATTTTTAATGGCGATCAGGGATGGACGAATGTCGTTCCGTCTACCACGACCGCGTCCACGCCCACACAAGCCGTTGCCTTATCCAGTTGTGCGGTGCTGATGGCCGACCCGAGCGATTGCTACTTTTCGTGCATACAGGCCAATGGAACGCTGTCCAGATCACCCGCAAATTGGGTGACGTGCCCTGAATGACCGATGGCTTCTACACCGACTTCCTTATCGGATTCTACCGGAAACCCAAATACCCCTGGGAAACCTCGGTCAAGCCCGCGATTGTCGTCCACTTCTACGAACTCCCGCAAACAGCAACGGAGAGAGACTTCAAGGAGAGAAGAAGATTCAGACGCGCACATATACAAAGACGGAATGTGCCGAGTGTGCGGACACAAAAAAGATGAGTTGGCTTAAGACGTGGGCAGGGCACCTGTTTCTGGCCCTCATCGTCTTAGACAGACTGGCAGACAGATTGACGGCGCTCTGGATAAAGATCAGACCCGTCGAGAAATTTGTAGAGAGAAGACTACAGCAAAGGAGAAATACGATGCCTACATGGTTGACGAGTATCGGAAGCAAAATCGGGGTTCTGACCAAGATCGTCCCGATCGTGGAAGCGGTGGTGACAGAGGTTCTGAAAGACGTTCCGGCTGGCGAAGCGGATGTGGCGGCGGCAGTCGCGGAGGTCGAGAAGGCCATGGCTGATGCCAAGACGGCCTTTGAGAACCTTGTCGCGGCGGTCAAAGCGGCGGCAGGAAACACGCCCCCGGCGGCCTGATGGACGCGGCAATGGCTCTGGCGGTGTTCAATATGGTCAAGAACACTCCAGAGCTGATTGACGCGGCTATCGCATGGCTACAGGCCACCAAGACGTTCATCGAAGCGATCAACGCGGCTCAAACTGCGAGGCCTGCGGTATGAACCTCCAGCCGAGTGATTTATTATTATGGCGGATCGACTCCGAGGCCTCATGGTTTGAACGCCTGATCGGATGGGGAGAACGCCAACTGGGAGAACAACAGGGCGACGTGGCCTACTACCATGTCGGCATCTGCGGACCTGACGCGCTCCACTACTACGACTCGGCCCCTGGAGGAGTCAAGAACAGGAATGTCCCAGACTGGTTACCGGATCATGTTGAGGTCTATCGCTTCAAGATCGCTCCAGCACCAGCGCAGTTGGCGAAGATGTTCAGCTACGCCAACAGCCAGATCGGGACAGGCTACAATTACATAGGTGTGCTTACTGCGGGATGGATCGAGGTGGCCGGTAAACCTTTTTGCTCAGAGCTTGTCTGGCGTATATGCACTTACGCGGGGATCGTTATTTGCCCTTGGCAGACGTGTCTATCTCCTGACGATGTAGCGTCTTCTCCACTTCTGGAGCGTGTGTGTGGCTGATTATCGTAGCTGGTATAGCCATGGCTGGGATTGTCCTGCATCATTTTCATCCCTAGTGGCAGTTATCGCATCCCTTCATCTCGCAACAGGCCGTCAGCTTCATCTGATCGATCTGCGCCCGCACTTGCGGCTTGGGATTGTTGGCTGATCGCCCGACAGCCCACATAAAGAAAACCGTCACACCAGCCGCAATAAACCATGCGAGAAGCGCGATGCCAAGAACCCTCATCCATGCGGGCATCTTCCCAAAGCAATGTTCGCAGTTCAGCCAGTCGCTTTCGTCGTGCATCATGTCCTCCTGAATATCCCGATCAAGTTCTCGTCCTTGACGGTCTTCCTGTCGCGCCAGTTCGCGGGAAGCGTCGCGCTCGGCGGCCTCGATCTGGGCGGCGATCATTTTCATCTGCTTGTCTGGCGTATAGGGAGGATCAGAACAAATAATCTCTGCAATTTTCTCTGCCCTCTCCATCGGTGTCATGGCTACCTCCCTCTCGGTTTATTCTCAAATCAACGGGCGGCGGCCAGATTCAGGCTACGTGCGTACCTTCTACTTCTCTCGCTTCACGATCACGAGTGCGCTTATCCAACCAGAGCAATGCCTCCTCGATCTTCGTAATGGCAAGGGCATTTTCACGGCATTTGAATTTGCCACCATTGGCCGATTGATAAAATTCAATGCGTTGCAAAACCGCCGATAAGACCGTTTCCACAAATGCGCCATTCGGAGTTTGCCGATCGGTCCCACGTCCAAGTGGTCCTTTTTGCCAACGTATTTCCATCCCAACACCTGACGCTTTTCCGCCAGTCGGGTTTCCATTCTCATCAACCTCGTTTATCAAGTAACAGTCTTTGATTGCGTTCATTTTATTTCTCCTTTTTATTTAATTCCCACGCCGCGCCGCCCGAAATAATCTGCGGGGAGAAGGGATCGAACCTTCTTGCGTAAACGCACCGGATTTACAGTCCGGCTCCCAATCCATTAGAGACTTCCCCGCCCGAAATAGAAGGGGGATGCCGCCGAGAGTGACTTTTGCGGAAGTACCTCTCCCATCCCCCCCATAGTGTTTGGCCCTCGGCGATCTCAGTGGTCATCGTCATCCCCATATCGTTATCGCGATCAACACCAGAGTCACCAGCACAAGGGCGAGTTTCATTTTGGATCTCCTTTCCCACTCCCGGCGGGGAAGGGGGATTCATGATCCGTAATAGACCACCAATGCTCCCACGTTGGCCCCAATGTGCCTGTAATCAGGAAACACACATCGGGGCGATTCAAAGGCCACTCCACCTTCATGGCAATATCTAGAACCTTCTGCCAGATGCGCGGCCATCCTCCGTAGTTGGATATTTGATCTCCGATCTTTATTGACTTGCACATCTCCAAATCCTTTGCGCGAAGTTCCGCACCGTTGGCGTTACAGTTGTATTTCGTGTCAGACTCGTACCGCTGTTCCCAATCTACGGGATAATGCGGGGCATTGTATTCCCATCGTTCCCGTTCCGCTTTTCTCTGTCTCGCTGAACAGTCTTCACATAGAGAAATAAGAATCTCAGACATTCGGTTCTCCTCTCATTCCCCCGGCGGGGGTTAGTCCACCACCTGCGCTCTTGGGATATTTTCACGCCGACCTCCTCCGAAAATAAATGCGATGACCACGCCAGCTCATCGGCAACTCTCCGTACCCACGCGGAACTTCGTGCATGACCTTCGGGACGATTCTGAACTCATGGTCGGGGTATACGGATTCCAGCAACGAGTGAATCCACTTGTACTCCTGCTCAAAAGCCTGTGCCGTCAAAGGCCCCCTGAATGAGGGGGTTGCGAGGGCGAGGGCACAGGTCAACATTACTTCAGCAATTGCCATAGAATCCATCCTTCCAGAACAGGGCCTAGAAAAAAGATCAGGAACCAGACGAGAATCTTGTCAATCGCCATTGCCCTTCATCGCTGTCTCCGAAGGGGATTCAAACTCCTGCTCAAAAGAGACAACCCCTTCGGGACTCAAGATCGCTTTCCACTTGCGGCAATTCCATATACTGCGTTTGGATCGTTTCCCGTCGTTCTTGAAATCTTTGCGAAGAACGAAACTATAGATGTAGAAATCGTACTTCAGAAGCAGAGTCGATAAATACGGATTTGGGGGGAATTCCTTGATGAAGATTTCCGCTTTTTTCGTCTCTTTGTTCTTCCGCATACGCTCGACCGAATACCCCTTCAGGTACTTATCGATGTGGACTTGAACATCATCCCCGCACGAATTGATGATCCTGTCACGCCTGTCGCAGTTAGGGTAATGCCCGAAAACGTCCCCGCAAAGGAAGAAGTCCGACTTGACGAATGGCCCGAGTTGACGTTCAACCACCCAAGGCGTGAATCCTTCTCGTCGGAGTTCTTCCAATGCGAGGTCGTTGGCCATGTCAGTAGGGGACGCCTGACCCGACGATATCCTTCATGCGCTTGTAGCCTTTATCGTCGGTATAGATCGTCGCTTCAACCTTCCCGTTGTCCGTGATGTCCGAGTTAAGAACGTAATATCCCGGCTTGCTTCCTTCGGGACACCCGAGCGTCTTAAGTAACGGCCCCATCTGGTTCCCGAAAAGACCGATTTCTCCCTGTCCCTCGGTTCCATCATCGGCAATGAATGAGAACTTCCACCAGTACGTATTCTTCGCCTTGCGTGGAGTCCCCGCTACAACCGTCAGCTTCAAATGCCCGTCAGGAAGGGACTTGCTTTCGTATTCGTTGTTACAATTCACTTCTTCTATCATGTTATTTCACTCCCTTTATTTTGTTGTTGAGAACCAGCAAGAACGCATCGGCGGCGGCGTTCGGTAAATCCTCGATCTCCTGCACTTTGCTTTTCGTCAGTTCCTTATCGATATCGTCCTCCGACATCTTCAGCATCGCTACAAGCCGCTTGATTTCAGCGACCTGTTCGGGAGTCGCAAGGACAATAGGCACGGCGGCTTTGTCCATGGTGTTTTCGCCATAGAACTTGGCGAACGCCTGATAGCTCATCGGGACTTCAAACCCGAGCGGGAACTGCTTGAAGCGTGTCGCTCGGACAGTCATAGCCGCCTCTTTCCCAACCCTACGGGATTCGCACCATAGGTCAAGGATGTATTCGAGTTTATCCCATCCGTCGAACGTCACGCCTTCCCGTTTCCTGTCGTCACCTTCCCCCACCCATTTATCTTTGGAATGACAGATGATAATTTTTGTCATGTCCAGGTTATTGAGCAATGAAAAGAACCTGCGCACCTGCCGCATCGTCGGCTTACGGTTGGATGCGAACGTGATGGTTTTGCCAGCATCAATCATCCGCGCTTCTTCCAGATCGAACCCCAAGTTGCTGATATGGGATAACGAGTCCAGAACGAAGGTCTTGTACTCATGCTTGTTCGTTTGGAGCCAGCGCACTTCTTCAATGACGGTATTGAAGTTCTGTGACCCTTGCGCCTGTCCCATGTATACCCCGCCCGATGCAATGAGGTCTTGCATATAGTGCGGCTGGGTCGCTCCGGCTTCGGTGTCCACATAGTACGGCTGAGGGAATGACAGGGCCAGTCTGGTTTTCCATGTCTTCGGTGGGCCTGATACGAGGAATGTCGGTTTCCCCGGTTTAACGACTTCTGGTTTTATGGCTCTCATGTATTCTCCTTTTGACGTTATAGCGCGTCACGCTTCATTTGAAATCGTTAGGGAGCGTCTTGTTGATATTCACGACAGTCGCACTTCTTTCCGTCTGCGTAGTATCCGCACCCCATAATAATGTCGTGCCACGCCTTGTAGTGTTTGCAATTCCAACAAATCATCCGACATCCGAAAGGTCAACGCCACGAACCTTGTGCTGGACGTTTAACTCGTCGATACGGTCAGCATAAATCTCGTCAAATACTCCGACGTGATCCTGCGCCAGCGTCAGATGCGCCTCGCAAAGGTCAATCGGCAAGAGGTCGTTTCCATGTTTCCCGCACTCAATTTCGATGGAATCATACGCCAGGGTGTGCTTGCACAACTGGCAGTAGCTACTCATATCCCATGCTCCGAATGGTCAATGTCGGAATCAATAAACTTGTCAATCTCCCGCTGTTCATGCCACAACTGAGACGCTGACGGGTATTTGTCAGCAAAGCGCGGGTCACGGTCAAAATCCCGAAGTTCAATCGGAGCTGATGGCGGCGCACTTTTCAGGAAGTTCACAATGTGGCTGTCAGACACAGACCCTTCGATTTTGTTCATGTAAAGTTCCTCCTGTTTCGTGCAGAGTTCGCAACAGACTAACGGAACCATTTGAGTGTCGAGTCCAGCGACATCCACACCGTCGCGCCCGCTAACGTCAAGGCAAAGACCCACAACATCATTCCTATTTCTTCGCCATGGCGGTACCACCATGAATACTGGCGCACATTCAAAGGCTCGAAGCGGCGCACTACTTCCACATCTCGATCCATGTCTTGACGTTGATTGGGGGTCACGCTCGCACCTCCGCAAAGTATTGGGCTTGGTAGCAGACCAGTTTCATCTGCGCCTTCGCCGCCATGTACTGCCAGATCAGGTTCAGCGGTTGCTTCTTCGCCTCACGGACACACGCTTTCCAGTCCTGCCAATGTGCGCTGATCTCCATTATCTCCATCCGATCCTCCTGTTAATCCGATAGATCGCCGCTAAGACCAAGGCTTGCTCCAGCCACTTCCTTATCTCTCTTGCGCTCATCGGCTTCCTCCTTCAGCGGGTCTGACGACAAAGGGAGTATAGTCCATTGTAAACAATCTGTCAATGTTTATTTTTTCGACGAGGAACACCATTCCATTAGAACGTATCGGATGAATTGCGGTACTTTCATATGCATATTTGCGGAACACTCGTTTATATCGTCGATAAGCCGTGGAGACATTCGTACCGACAGCATCGGGTATTCCTTCTTGTCTTTTGGTTCTGCCATAATGTTACCTCCGCGCCAACACTAACATATTGTTTGCAAATAAACAAGGGATATAGTATAAGGTGGACATGAAAAACACCCCCGCCAAGGAAGGGATGACGATCCACAAATTAAACCCTGACGAAGGGGGCTGTCACCTTTGCGAAACCTACGACAAAGGATCGCCGCGCCCTGACTGTTGCTCAGACTTTTGGGGAAGGGTGACATGCCCGACGTGTTTGCAGTTCCAACCCCCCCCGCGAAAGGTGAGGGCGTGAACGTCCAACAGATTCCAAACGAAGAAGCCTATCAATGGGTGATGCAGAAACATTACGCCCATCGGATGCCTTGTGTCCAATACGCTTTTGGACTATTTGAAAATTCTATTTCCCAGGGTGTTGTTACTTTTGGGCAACCTGCTACTCCCATGATCCAGAAAAGTATCTGCGGACCAACGATGTCTGATAAGGTTATTGAATTAAATAGGCTTGTGGTGGATTCTAAAATAAAAAATGCTTCTTCTATTCTTGTTTCAGGAGCATTAAAACTTCTTCCTCATCCCTGTATTGTCGTCAGTTATGCTGATGAGGGAATGGGACACAAGGGTTATATTTATCAGGCCACAAATTTCCTCTACACAGGGGCAGTAACGGCACATGACTCCGAATATATTATTGATGGAATAAAAACACATCCAAGACATCTAACCAAGCCTGGAGAAACAATTAGTCAATGGGCATCACGAAACAATATCGAGAAAGTTAAACCAAAACCAAAACACCGCTATGTATATTTCCTGGGATCAAAAAAAGAAGTTAGGGAAATGCGCAAGCTCCTGCGCTATAAGGTTCTACCCGACTATCCGAAAGGAGACACAAAACGCTATGACGCTTCTACAGAAATTCCCACTCAGGCGGTACTGTTTTGACCCCCTGCCCGAGTATGACGGCGGGCATTGACACCGTTACATATAAGTAATTCAATGACTCATATGGAATCCTTGGCTAATCCTAAAATCCCATTTTCCCCGACGGTAGCGCATTCTCTGCCAAGGGTTCCGCCTACCGTTCGGGGTCTATTTTCGTGGAGGGGCTATGTCTGAACAGCAGGAAAAACAGTTCGAGCATATCTGTCCGCTGAAGTCCGCATTAGGCCGTGAGTTTCTTTCCCTGCAATCCGAACGCAATAAACACCGACAGGCGTTTGAAGCATCCCCTGACAAAATGGCGGCGGATACGTTGGCATACCGCCGATCCGAAATCGCGTTGGGTCGGTTTCTGGACGACATGATTCCGCTCGTTATGGAGTATCAGGAGAAAATGAAGACCGGGCAAATCGGGATGGAACGCGCCGAGTACGCCGCAAAGAATCCGATGTGGGGAAGCGAGTTGAAGATAGACCGCCGTTCTGAGCAGATCATCTGGACGCGGTTCGCCATTGAACGGTATCGCCTCGCCATTCCTAAAAAGGATCGCTGTCTCTATAAACGCTGTCACCCGAAACTGTGGCAGGAGTTGGGGCAAGCGTGGGCGGCGTTCCGCTCCGAAATCAAACGATGGCAACAGGGCGGACAACCTTATGACGGGTCACAGGCCATGCATACCATGATCGCGTTCCAACTGAAAGCGCGGTTATTGGCGGCATCCAATGACTGAACGGTTTACGGAAAAGTATCTGGCATACGCCAATGAGTTCACGGATTGCCCTGACCCGTTCTTGTTGTGGGGTGCGCTTCTCGCCATATCAGCGTCTTTGTCTAGGTGCGTTTATGTTGAGGCCGGATCATGGAACATCGCCCCGCATATCTGGATCGTGCTGATTGGAAAATCATCGTCCCATAAGTCTACGGCAATTTCGATTGTCGAAGATTTGATTGAGCAGGTAGACCCCGAACGATCCGCCCCGGCTGAGTTCACATCCGAAGCGATCCTGCAATCTCTTTCCAAACAACCGATACGCCTGTTCATCTTCGATGAGGCTAAATCGTTCTTTGATATGTTGGGGAAGAAGTATAACGAGTCTTTGAAGTCGCTATTTACAATTCTTTACAGGAAGCCTTGCTACTCACGAACCACCATAAAGCACGGTGTTCTCTCCGTAAAAAATGCGTACCTGCCAATGGGTATGGCGACTACTCCAGAATGGTTGCGGCAATCACTACAGGATGCCGAACAATCGGCTATGTCTGGGTTTCTGGCGCGGTTTCTCATGGTTCCGTTTGTTGGTAACGGAAACGCTCCTATGGCGTTACCTCCGCCGCATGATCCGGAGAAGTTCAAGGCTCTTTCGGAGATGCTTTGGGAATACAAGAAGATCGAGCAGGTGTTCCACTATACCCCCGAAGCAAAGGCGAAGCTGGTGAAGTGGTATATCGATACAACGGATAGAGAAAACAAAGCGTTACCGCTTCTGGGGCCGTTCTTTGAGCACTTCAAGAACGAGGCTATTCACAAGCTATGCATCCTGTTCGCGGTGGATCGAGGGGAGCAGGAAATCACCTTGGATGCGTTCCGTGAGGCTTCCTTGTGCTTGCGATATGTGGAAGATATGCTCCCCGGCTTAGTGCAGGACATGACGGATAACAAGTGGGACATTGAACGCCGTAAGATCATTTCCTATATCCAAAAACGCGGTATATGCCGCCGTGAATCATTGGCTGATGATATCCGAATCCATGGCGAAAATCTTACCAGACACCTAAAAGGATTAGAGGCTGATGACCTGATTTTAATGCGAAAGGAAAAGGCCACAACTCATCCCATCTGGATGCTGGAGTGGGTGGGAAAGATAGATGGAAGCGTTATGGAACTTATCTCAAAAGGTAACGAATAGGTTACTATGCCATTTGTAACCTATCTTTTATGACGGTAAATCATAGATAGATTAATAAATATATATATATATATATATATAAATTAGTATAGGGAAATAAATGGGTTATATTGATTTGTTTAATACTATTAGACTTGAATGTATCTATCTACCTATCTTTTTCAAGCCTAACTTCAGGGGGGTGTGAGATGGACCCAGAGTACTGCGAAATAGAACGTAAAGCCTACGCCGAAGGCTTCCGGGCGGCCAGGGAGAAGGCGGCGGGGATTGCGGAGGAGTTTCTCCAGCATAATGCTCCCATGGATTTCGAGGACGTTAAGTCTGCATTGGATCATGCGGCATGGTGGGTAGCCGACCGTATCCGCAAAATGGAGGTGACGCCATGACCGACCTGCTATGTCCCACGTGTAAAGACGATGACTGTGTGGAGTCTAGGCGCATAGACGAATGTTCGGCGTGTGGATGGGTTCAGGTTGTGACGCTAGACCGGGAGTGCGTTCCCCATGATTCGTTTACTTGTTGGTGTGGCGAGAAGTGCACGCACAAGCCCCAGGCCGAGGCGGGGAAGCCGTTTGTCGCTAACTGCACGGGATGGTGTCCGAAGTGCAAGAGCAAAATAACCTACGATTCAAAATGTGAGGATTGCGATAAACCCGCCGATCCGGTGGAGGAGTCAATAGGTTCTATCGTCGAAAACAATTACAAGATGAACCATATCGGATTGGAAAAATGTTTACGTGAGCTTGTCTCCCTCGCCCGTTCTACTCCTCCCCGCGAGTGAGGGCGCGGATCTTATCAGCTAACCCCCATACTTTCATTTCGGCGTTGTCATCCATATCGCATAGGTCGCTTTCTGCCTCGCATAACTTCGCCCCCTCTTCCAGCGCGGCGGAGCGGTAGGATTTAAGGGCATCGGCGATAAACTTCCTCAACTTGTCAGGATTTTGTACGGGGCCGTTAACGTACAAATTCATCCATTTAACGATGACATTATCCGCCATCTCCTCCGCCGTCATCGCCGGGACTCCGGGGGGCGGGCTCTGAATCGGCTAGGTGAAAAGTCGCACCATGTATTTGTTTTCTCGACACTAAACAGCATCGTGCATCGGTCAAGATTCGCACAATCGGCGCATGTTTTACCGCCTAGTAGTTCCATGTCTTTTGGCCTGTTCATATGACCACCGTTAATCGTAATAGCCATTGTCGATATCTCTGTGCAATTGTTCCCGCCTCGCTTCCATTTTGTCGCGCTCTTCTTCTTCCTCGCGTTGCATCTGTCCTTGCGGACATTCGCCCATTCCTCCGCAAGAGCAAATCATCTGTGAGCATTCGTTGCAGACATAGCCCATTTTGTCAGAGCCGCAACGCAGACACACAAAACCGTTGCTTTTAGATAGGACGGGATGACTATTGGATTTCATGATTTAACCTCCGTGGGGCGGGTGAGGGCTTCGCAAACTTTACAAGGGACTTTCATGGGAATGTTTGAATCGTCATGGACTCCCGGCACAACCTCCGAAATTAACTCGTGCTGTTGTCTGAGCAATTTACGCAGTTCCGCGTTTTCCTGCTTCAGGGCGTCGCGTTCGTCGTAAAGACGCTTATTGTCGAGATTCAAATGGTTCTCGAAGTTCTTTTGCTCTTGCTTTAGTTTCGCATTCTCCGCTTTTAGCTCTTGGTTAAGTCTTATCAGGGAAATTTTAGACATGTCAGTTATGGGTCTCATGTTATTTTCCCTCCGCTTTGGCGAGGGCTTTGTCGCAGATATCGGCAATGGCCCCTCGGCTGTTGGTTGTGTCCCATTGGTCTTTCCATCCGTTAGTCATTTCTCCACATACCCTTGCTTTGATGGACTGTAGAGCCTCGCGTTGCTCCGCGTTCTCCGCTTGGAGCTTGCTATTGCGTTGTTCTGTTTGTTCTCGGAGTTCTAAGTTTCTTATGCCGATTTTGTGATCTGCTTCCCAGCCCGCTTTCAGCTCCGCATTCTCCGCTTGGAGGGCTGCGCAGGCCTCGGTCATTTTGGATAGGTCGTTACGGGTTATGTCGTAACACTCTTTCAGGCTAGCGTCGATTTCTTTCATAGTTGTTTCCCCCATTTGACACAACCGCAACGATCGCAAACTGGAATAAACCCACCGACACTGATATGCCCAAACAAAAAACATAGGAATCGTTTCATTGAAGATGCACCGATATATTGTGTTTGAGATATTCGACGGCACAGTCTTGCTGATAAGGGCCCTTGAAGATGTATGGATTTTCTGGGGTATGATCCATGTAACGCTGAACGAAGTGTTCGTTATTCCAGTGAAGCTCATACCAGTAATTTTTTCTATCTTGCTCTTGAATGTAGTTCATCGTCGTATCCTCCTGTGGGGTTGCGCGCTCCATGTTAGTCTCCTTGGCCGCCGGGGGCGGTGTTAGCGATAGCTTGCTCCCATTGTTTAATGACCCGCTGGACTTCTTCGCTGTCTCCAAAATTGTCCAGCGTGTCGCGCATGGCTTGACCGGCGTAACGCAGTTCCGTATTCTCTGCTCGGATGGCGGCGTGGGCGTTGACGGCCTCGACGATGAATGATTCGTCAGCTGTCCAATTTTCTATTGGGATACCTTTTGGATCATGGCAACCCCCAATAAGCGGGCCATTTGATGCAGGATAAATTCCTCCTAATGGGCCTCTCCTCCACGGCGTCGGTGTGTGCGCGGCGGGTTTGGGGGTCATTTCATTTCCTCCAATAGTTTAATTCCATAATCAAATATTTTTGTTTGGATTTCTTTTCGTGCGGCGTAGGCGGCGTAGGCGGCGGCGTCGGCGTCGGCTTTCTTAGTTTCGTTTGAAGGGTTTTCAAGCCAAGATTTTGCGGCTTCAATGGCTTTGCGCGGCCTATTGTCTTTAGGATGTTTCTTCTCGAAAATTTCTAGGACACATTCGGCGGCGAAAATGGCATAGCGAACTTGGTTCGGCTTATCCATCAATCGGCAGATCAGCCAATTGGCCCACTGAAATGTATCCGCTTTCATCAAGTCTCTCAAAACGCGAACGCCTTCGGTTTCCTTCTGACCAAGAAACCATACAATGACTTCCGAACAAGCCGATTTTTCTTTGAGCCATGCTTCTGTAATTTTGGGGGTCATTTAGGCGACCTCTGAAAATTCTAAACATTCGCAGTCGGAATACTGACACGCTGAATTATCAAGACAATGCTCACCTTTATCGTGTTCACATGTTTTGCATTGTTCATCATCACCAGTACAATCCTTATGCCCAAATGAGTAGCAATTAGGGCAAGCCCCACTGCTTACCATAGAACGAAGAACGGCGGCGTTATCTCTAATTCTATTTATCAGTGACTGACTACCGACTAACGTGATCCCTTTTTCTTCCAGTAAATTTTGAGCGTGTTCTAATTTACTCGCGGCTTCCAGCAATAAATTTTCTATACCGTTCTGGCATTCGGGGCAAGCGATGGTCTGATTGCCCGAACATCTAGGGCACAAAATACAACCGTCTCCGTAGCAAGTAGAACACTGTTTGTCTTTGGCTGTTTGCTCGTAAAACTTTTCGTCTGCTTCATTCATTTTCGCACCCCTTACATTTTCTAGGGTATCCGTCCCCTGGTTCATCAAAGAACACTCCGCAGATTTCGCAACAATCGCCATTCAGTATTGCTTCTGCCATATCGCCCATATCAGCACCATCCCATAACGAGCGCATAGATAGCGTCTTGCATATATTCGCAGTCGTCTAAGCAGTCGCAGGAGTGCCTATCCAGATAGTCGTATTTACTCTCTTCAAATTCAATATGAGCCATTAGGCTACCTCCTGCTTAACGAATTCTGCTTTTTGAAAGTTGTAATTGAATTCAAAGACATGAGCGGGCGTAACCATGAAATAGTCGCCGTGAAATGGGGGTCTTGTTTTTTCGATTCTGAATCCTAATGCGGTAGGGTAGACAAACATAGATTTATCCCATTTGTTAGCCATAACCTTAGCGACTCGGATTGTGTCTTTCAGGTCGGAACGGTTGTATTTCATTACGCCACCTCCTGCTTGATCCCTCGAATCTCTGCCAGTGTTTCCACGACTGCTTTATACAAGAGCGTGAATTCTGTCTTGCTGATAGGGTTCCGAAAACCCATTGACGCATAGGCTAAGAAAAGATCGTTAAAGTCTAAGAGTCTCCCCTGCCTATTGGTTACGTTGATAATAAACTCGTAAGCCTGTCTAACGTTTAGTTGACTCGATACTTGATCCATTTTCGTTCCTCCTGTTTCCGTCGGGGTGGTGTGTGTGTCTTTCATGGTCATAGTGTAACACACGTTACATAGGTAGTCAAGCATTATTTTGTAACAAGTGTAAATTGAGCCTTTAGGCCCATTGCGCTATATGTCTACAAGTGTTACCCTATAGGCGTGACAGAATACAAATGCGAGCGATGCGTAACGGTTGTTACGAATGGGCGGTATGGTGCTAGGTATTGTCGTGCCGTGTCGTGCCGTGTCCGAGACTGGCGCAAGCGCCGCAAGGCGCAAGAGGTGAGCGCAAGCGCAGGGGTTGATTCTGAAGGCCCTAGCGAGGCCGTAGGCGCTGTAAAGGCATGAGCGAGAGCCAAGATGCTGTCCCGGCCTCATGGAGGCCTAAAACGTGCCCTAGTTGTTTGCGTAAACAGGCATGGGGGGATTTATCCGCATGACACATGCTCGGATCGGTTGTGCCAATGCGAATGTTGGGTGTTGCCACTTGACATTCCGGGAAATAAAGGGTAAATAGTGTGGGAATGCCGATTACCCTTGAGCGGATACCGCATGACAAGCAAGTGGCAGTAGCCAGCTTTTTTGATCTCGGGTACTCACAGAGCAAGATCGCACGCTCTCTCGATATATCCCGCAATGTAGTCCATAACATTCTCGCCCAGTTTCCATCAAATTCATCTGAGCTTGAGCAGTGTAAAAAGACCATCATTTCTAAGTCTTATGGCCTAGTCGCACGTGCATGGAACCGAGTTACCGACGAGAAACTGGACGCCATGAACGCGCTCCAGCTCACTACTATCGGTGCTATCGGGATCGACAAAGCCCGTGACATGGAGGGTAGCAACCGGCCGGTGGTGAACATCGTCACGATGGTTGGGGATCTCAGCTCCAGGCTGACGGACATAAAGCGCAAGCAACAGGCCATCGAAGCGTTTGAAGCATCTCAGTGATTGAATTGGTAATATAACATAGCTTATCGGAACTGAATGACTAAAGAACAAGAGTATCAAGCCTTTTCAAACTACCTCGGCATGAGCCCGAAGGCCTACGTAGCCCGAGGGCTGTCCCTCAAGCGAGATGTAGAGCTTGGAGGTACGGAGGTCGGGGTAGGGGGGGCCACCCCAGATGGGGAGTCTACCTCCCCTATCCCTCTCCCGACGACAAAACCAAAAAGGAGTTCTCGATGAAGCACAAGCGGGTGTGGACGGAGGAGCAGAAGAAAGCCGTCGGAGAGCGGCTGAAGGCGGGTCGGTTAGCGAGGCAATCGCAGACGGCGGTGGCGGAACCGCCTCATCGAGAAGTATCTCCTGAAGTTCAGGCGGTGATTGACACGATGACTCCGGAGCGCAAGGCGAAGTTGCAGGCGATACAGGCGCGGCAGTGGCAGAGGGATGCGTCAGAGGACAAGGCGACGCGAGAAGCGTTGGAGCGGCACGAGGCCCAAAAGAAAGGGATGGAATC